TTGATAATGCTGGTAACGTAACTGTTCCAAATGCTATCAGAGCAAATATTTTATATGCCAACACTATACAAAACTTAACTACTAGTAATTTAATTGAGGGCACAAATTTATACTATACTAATGCTATAGTTTATGCAGCAGTTACAGGAAATCTGGCCCTTAAAGCAAATGTAACAGACTTAACAACAAGCAATGTTACAGAAGGTACGAATCTTTATTTTACTAATGCCAGATCATATGCAAATGTAATATCATTATTGCCAGCATATACAGGTAATATTTCAGCAGCCAACGTATATGCTGGCAATATAACCGCAACAGGAAATATTAATTTTAGTAATCTTGTTGGTACTTACACAAATACTACTATAGTAGCAGGATTATATAATTTTACTTTTGATAGTGCAGGTAACGTTATAGTACCTAACGCTGTAAGAGCGAACGTAATTTATGCTAACGTTATCCAAAATTTAACCACTAGCAATTTAACAGAAGGTACTAATTTATATTTTACTAATGCAAGAGCATATGCTAATACTATATTAGGATTGCCTTTTTATACCGGAAACATAGCAGCAGCAAATGTATATGCTGGGAATGTTACTATTACAGGAAACGTAAATGTAGGTAACCTAATAGGCAGTTCTACAAACACTACAGTTGTAGCAGGAGCTTTTAATTTTACCTTTGATAGTGCAGGCAATGTAAGTATACCAAATGCAGTAAGAGCTAATATTCTGTATGCCAATACCTTTCAAAATATTACAACAAGCACTTTAACTGAAGGTACTAATTTATATTTCACTAATGCCAGATCATATGCAAACGTAATTTCTTTATTACCAACATACACAGGTAATGTCGGAGGCAACGTAATTGGTTCAATGACCAATACAACTGTGGTTGCTGGCACATATGAATTTATATTTGATAATGCTGGTAACGTAACTGTTCCAAATGCTATCAGAGCTAATATCCTGTATGCAAATACCATCCAAAATCTTACTACAAGCAATTTGACCGAGGGGACGAATCTTTACTTCACTAATGCCAGAGTATATTCAGCTGTAACTGGCAATCTAGCATTAAAAGCTAATGTAACAGACTTAACAACAAGCAATGTTACAGAAGGAAGTAATCTTTACTTCACCAATGCTCGTGTAACATCTAATGTAGTAGCTTATCTACCCAGTTATACTGGTAACATTGGCGGTAATTTAGTAGGGGCATTTACCAATTCGTCTATTATAGCAGGAACGTATGAATTTACATTTGATAATTCTGGCAATTTAACAATACCCAATACCTTAATTGCCAATACTATAGTTTCAAATACTATAACTAATTCTGGTACTATAACTTGCGCAGATTTAAATACCACATCAGATAAAAGATTAAAGGAAAATATTGAACCTATTACTAATGCGTTAGATAAAGTTTTACGATTAAATGGTGTTTATTATAACTTAATTTCCACCCCAGGCAAAAAACAAATGGGGATGATTGCACAAGATGCTGCTGAAATAGTACCAGAAGTAGTAAATCAAGGTAATATCTGGGGCGTAAGTTATGGGCATGTAGTAGGGTTATTGGTTGAAGCAATTAAAGAACAGCAAAATCAAATAGAAGACCTTAAAAATCAAATTAAAAATAAATAAGTTTATCAAATTCTACCCCTTATAAATATTCCTTATAGGGGGAGAATATGGCTGTAACATCAAATCTTGTCTTAGATCAAGGGTCTAGTTTCAGCGTAGTAGTACGTTACATTAATAATGACGGTACAGCTGTCGATCTTACCGGATATCAGGCACGTTCGCAAATGCGTAGATCATATTATTCTGCGAATGCCACTACTCTAGGTGCTGATATTTCAGATGCAGCTAATGGAAATGTTACTCTCACTTTGAATGCGAATACTACAGCTAATATAAAAGCAGGTAGATACCTTTATGATGTTGAAGTAGTTGAAAATGCTACTTATACTGTTACTCGAATAATCGAAGGCATCATAACAGTGCTACCTGAGGTCACTAAATGACAGTAGTAGTAACTACTAGACCAAGAACTGCTATAATATCAGAAAGACCAAAAGACGCCCAATTAGTAATTAATAAAGGCGGTCCAGCAGGTCCACCTGGTCCAGCAGGTCCAACCGGCCCCACGGGGCCTACCGGTGCTACTGGTACTGCTAATCCGTCAGGTGTAGTAGCCGGCACATATGGCGGCTCTACCTCAGTCCCATATTTTACAGTTGCTGCCAATGGTATCGTTATGTTTGCAGCAAATGCAAACATAGCCGCAGTTTCGGGATTTACAGCACACGGAAACAGTTTTATAATTTCCACTAGTTCTGGTGATACATTTTATGCTAATGTTCAACCTGACTCGGTTAGATTAGGTTATGATACGGTCGGCGAATACATAGCTAATGTAACACCTGGCACAGCAATTTATGTCACAATTGATCAAACAGAAACAAGTAATATTGTTATAGGATTAAACAATACTACAGTTTCTTCTGGCACATATGGTGGTTCTTCTCAGATACCAGTATTTGTAGTTGATTCTCAAGGCAGATTAACATCCGCATCCAATGTGGCTGTAGCTGGGGTTTCAAGTTTTTCTTCCTCTGGCAATGCGTTTACTATATCCACTGCCGACGGAAATTCGTTTACTGCTAATATTCAACCTAATTCAATTCGTTTAGCTACAGATACTACTGGAAGTTATGTATCAAACGTCACACCAGGTATAGGTCTTTATTCGACTAGCTTAGGTGGTGAAAATAACGATCTAATAGTAGGATTAGCAAACACTGCAGTTAATATTGGTACCTATGGTGGTGCCACCATAATACCTATTATTAGTATAGATCAACAAGGTAGAATTACATCCGCATCTAATGTATCAGTTGCAGGTGTTTCTAGTTTTACCTCTTCGGGCAATTCATTCACAATTGCCACCGCCGATGGTAATTCTTTTATAGCTAATATTCAACCCAATTCAATTCGATTAGCTACAGATACTACCGGTGATTATGTTAGAAATGTTATAGCTGGCACTGGTGTCACTATAGTAAATCTAGGCGGGGAGGGTATTACCCCAACGATTTCTATTGGGCAAGATGTCGGACCTACATCTAACGTAGAGTTTCATGATGTAGTTGTAACAGGCAATTTAAACGTAACAGGTAATGTAGTACAATTTAATGTATCGGTATTAGAAGTTGAAGATAACATGATTTATCTCAACGCTAATAGTACGGTGTCAAATCCGGATTTAGGTTTTGCTGGAAATTATAATGACGGAACGTACCAACACGCTGGATTATTTAGAGATGCCACAGATGGTACGTGGAAATTCTATCACAAATATCTACCTGAACCTGATGCGTCTCCGTATATTGATACAGCAAATTCATCATTTACTTTAGCAAATGTAGCAGTAAATTATCTTATCGGTAATGTATTAGGCACTGTTAATACATTATCTAATTTTTCCACTTCTAATTTAATAGAAGGGTTAAATCTTTATTACACTAATGCCAGAGTTTATGCCAATGTAAATCAAATTGGTTATTCATATAATACTTATGTAAATGCGCAACTTGCATTAAAATCTAATGTTGTTGATTTAACTACAGCGAATGTTGTAGAGCTTACAAATCTTTATTATACTAATGCAAGAGCATATGCCAATACATTATCAGCAATTAAAACTGGTAATGGTATTGTATACAATAGCTCTACTGGTAATATTACTTTATCTGCCACTGGTATTGCATCATCTACCTATGGTGGTACATCAAATACTGCAGTTTTCTCCGTAGATCCTTATGGTAGAATTACTAGCATAAGCAATGTTGCCATAGCAGGAGTAAATAATTTTACTGCGTCAGGCAATTCATTCACTATAAGTACAGCATCTGGTGCTACATTTACTGCTAATATTCAACCTAATTCTGTTCGTTTAGGTCCTGATACTACTGGCGATTATATTGCTAATTTAATCGGTGGTACTGGTGTTTATATTACTAATTTTGCAGGTGAAACTACCACTGCAACTTTGGCAATAGGTCAGAATGTAGATATAACATCTAACGTTACCTTCGCTAATGTAAGTTTAACGGGCACATTAAATACTAGTAATATTGTAGGTACCTTAACTAATACTACAATTACTGCTGGGGTATATCAATTCGTTTTTGATAATTCTGGGAATGTTTCAATACCAAATTATATAAACTTCGGTAGTATAGATTGTGGAGAATACTAATGGCTAATCCAAATTCAAGACAAGGTTTGATAGATTATTGTTTAAGACAGTTGGGGCATCCTGTCATTGAAGTAAACATAGATGATGATCAAATAGAAGATAGAATAGATGAAGCATTTGAATTCTATAGAGAATTTCATTACGATGCTGTAGAGCTAGTATACCTAAAAGCTGAGGTAACTGCTAATGTTTTTTCTCAACAATACTTTGAAATTTCTGATGCTGTAACAGGCGTAACTAAAGTTTTCCCTTTTACTAATCGTACAACGGGATTAAATATATTTGATATTCGTTATCAAATTCTTATAAATGATCTTTATAGTTTGATGTCTACTGACATGATATACTATTCTATGGTAAGACAGCACATAGAATTATTAAATCAATTATTGGTAGGTCAAAAACCAATTCGTTATAATAGACATATGAATAGATTATTTGTAGATATGGATTGGGAAGCAGACGTTAGTGTAGGGGATTTTCTTATAGTGGAATGTTTTAGAGTTTTAAATCCAGACACTTATACTGATGTATATAATGATAGAATACTTAAAAAATATGCTGCAGCTTTAATGAAAAAACAATGGGGAACTAATCTTAAGAAATTCAGCGGAGTTCAATTACCTGGTGGAGTTCAATTAAACGGTCAAATAATATATGATGAAGCTATTCAAGAAATAAAAGAAATAGAAGAAATAACTAGAAATACTTATGAACTACCAATTGATATGCAAGTAGGATAATATCATTCAGGCTCATGGATAATGTTAACACCATGTCTATAGAAAGTCAATAGAAAAGAATAACAATGGCTACCAATCATTATTTTCAATCTGGTATACCGATGGGAAGAAGGTCGGAAAGCCATCTTCATGAAGATCTAATAATAGAGTGTCTTAAAATTTATGGTTTTGATGTTTTCTATATTCATAGACAAGCTGTGAATGAAGATACAATTTTGAATGAAGATACTTTGAACAAATACATAAACGGACAAATGATTGAAATGTATTTGGAAAATGTGGATGGTTTTGGTGGAGATGGAGATTTAATTACTAAGTTTGGATTAGAAATAAGAGATACTGCAACATTCGTTGTATCAAGAAGAAGATGGGAACTAGAATTAGGTCGATCAGGAAACGCGGTTTTAACAAATCGACCTTCAGAGGGAGATATAATTTATTTCCCATTAACTAAATCGTTTTTCGAAATTAGAAAAGTTGTAGCTACCAATCCTTTCTTTCAGGTTGGACAATTGTATGTCTACAAATTAGAATGTGAATTGTTCCAATATGCTTCTGAGGAATTTTCAACTAATGACAATATTATAGATGGTCAGATTGAAGAACATACTTTAGAAATTAGTCAATATGAATTGAAGACTGAGGATGGGTTTAGATTATTATTGGAATACGAAACAGCATCCTCATTGATAAAAGAAGACTATGTTACTACAACAATAGATAAAAATGCTGATAATGAGAATTTTGAAACTAACATAACCGATATACTAGATTTCACTGAACGAAATCCTTTTGGTGAGGTCTATAATGCTTAACAATAAATTTTACTGGGGAACCATTCGCCGTTGCATAGTTGCTTTTGGTAATATGTTTAATCAAATAACTATAGATAGAAAAGATGCTAATGGTTTAGTGGTTCAAACTATCAGAGTCCCTTTAGCATATGCACCAAGACAAAAATTTCTAGCTAGAATACAACAGCAACCTGTAGTCGAAGAAACAAAGTATCAGATATTTTTGCCTAGAATGTCTTTTGAAATGACTGGGTTGGTATATGATCCTCAAAGACGAATAAGTTTAGTTCAACAAAACAGAGTAGTAAATGCAACAACTACTACGTTGAATACTCAGTACGCTCCCACACCCTATAACATGGGAGTAAGTCTTTATGTATATTCAAAAAATCAAGATGATGCTTTGCAGATTATAGAACAGATATTACCATATTTTAATCCAGACTATAATTTAACATTAAAGGCAATACCGTCAATGAGTATAACTCATGACTTGCCTATTATTTTAGATAATATTTCCTTTGAGGATGACTATGAAGGAGATCTAAGTACCAGAAGATCTATTATTTGGACTTTAAGTTTTACACTTAAATTAAACTTCTATGGACCAGTAGTTAAACAAGGCGTTATACGTCGAGTCGATGTTGATACATTTTCAGATTCCGCACTTTCAAACAGAATACAACAATACGATGTTACAGTATCTCCAACGTCAGCAGTACCAGGAGACGATATTAGTTTCAGTGAGAATTTTGAGGAATTCTGATGAAAAATATGGAAAATTTAAATACTCTATTTAATATAGAGCCGTTGAAAACTAACGACTTAGTTTTGCCTGAGCAAGATAGAAACTCTCAAAAAGAAGATGATTATCTTTTGGCGAGAGATACAATGCGAAAGTTATTAATGAAAAGTGAGGATACGCTT